TGAATTTGGGCTTTATACAGCCATTCGCTCAACACTATAGCGGGTGAGTAAAACGGTTTAAACGCTAGGCTCATAACCTAGAAACATCTGGTTCGACTCCAGTTCCCGCAACTATTATACATTAAACTAAACACGGGGGTATTATGAAAGTATTGAATCATGGAGGTATAGATGCATATGTAATTCCAAAGGATAAAGTAGCTAAATTACATGCACTTAATGATATGGTTAAGTTAAATCTACCTATAAAGCTATTGAATGCATTTAATGATCGTAGGAAAGAGGTAGCAGCAAGAAAATAAACAATTATAGCTATCTGGACGGGGAAACACCACTAACAGGTTGAGCTGAGTACTATACCTGTAATGAAAGTGCATAAGTAATTACAAGGTCGCAAAGATAGCTATATAATATTTAGAGGATAGGTCAGTCAAGCTTAAGCTGGGATAAGAATGGGGAAATAAGCTAACCCAACGCCTATTCTCTAATTATATTTAGGGAGGTAAAAGCAAGATAATAGCTGATAAACTATTGAGTAAGTAACCTCTCTAATAACATTATATTTAATTAATTTGCGCAATGTGGGTTGTCAGTATTAAACTGACTGAATAATAGCTTCCCAAGAGGCTATAAGGTGCAAGAATGGCTCTGTAGTAGAGCAAGTGGACGGCCAAGTGGCTCAAGCTTCGGACTAACCTCCTCATTTATGGCAATGGTGTATAAAAATAGATTACTCTATTTTGGCGCTATTTACAGGTATAACAGAATCCTGTGCACTTAGAAGGCAACCCAACTTTTATACTAAACTAAGGAGAGAACTATGACAAATATAATTTGTGATTGCAATGGTAAGAGTTATGGACATTGGTATGTTGGTAAGAAATGTATGGATTGTAAGAGTATAATTGATATAAATAGAAGAAGAATTAATAATAATTACACTAAACTAAGGAGATAAAATGGGAAGAGATAATTTAGGTAGGCTAACAATAGAACATAAATTTAAATCTTATAGAAGTGAGGATTTAGAGCGTTTAGCACATGAGTTAGGGCATCATATACCTTCCAACATGCTTGCATTATACGATTGTGTAGCAGATGATAAAGAATATGATGAGTATGATCAAGAATATTCATCATCAACATCAATTGAATTATTAGAACGTAAAATACTACTAAATAAAGGTAGAGAAGGTTTATTACAAGAATATAGACAATTTATACATTTTATGAGTTCAATAATTTGGGACTCTTATAGACGTATAAAAGAAGATGCACTACAATTAAACAAAGAGGATAAGGAGGCATCATAATGTCAATAGATATAAATATGCTAGAACTTATAACAATATGTTTTACAGTAATAGTCATTTGTTTTCTTAAAAATAACATTAGGAGGTATTAATATGTATTTAGACACAACAATATTACAAAGTAACACAGCAATAGATCTTGTTAGTCACATTAAGAGACAGATGAAGATAATTGAGAATTCAGAGATCAAAGATCAAGAGATGATGCCTCAATTGTGCTCTATTAAAAGAGATTATGATAAGATTATATCTCTACATAATAAAGCTATAAGAAGAAGAGAAGGTAATACTAAGTATAATAAATCTTTTGTAGACTTAGATCGAGCAGTAGGAAGACCTAAAGGGGTAACATTATGAGTGAAAAAGGCATAGCCTGGGTATTTATACTACTATTCTCAGCATTATTATGGTATGGTATTATAAGTTGGATAAGAAGTTTTTAACTTGGCTGGCATACCCATGGCAGAAGAGAAGAAGGCTATAGCGCTCATTATGCAATGTATGCTAACAATTATATTTAGAGAGATTATGTCGGGTGGTGATACCGCAATAGTATATATATAATAATATACTAACACTATAAGATTGTACAATCGTTACATAATCTCTCTAATAACATTTATATTTAGAGAGGTGAGGTTATGATACTAGTCACATCGAGGTGGAGGTTTAGTAATTACTCAAAAGGCCCAAAGACGCTATGAATTCTGAGAGTGTTACAGTAGCCTCTCTAATAACATTATAAACCGAGGGATGGAATACAAGTATGGTAATGGGGATTTACCCATCCTACTAACACAACTAGCGGACTTGTATTATAGGGAGTATATTCAATCAAACTAGCTAATTACTGGTGAGAATATACGAGGATAATTCTTTATATACTAGAGGACAATAAACGAAGTGCACGTATAAAGAAGTAAAGTGTAGGTTTATATAATATTTAGAGAGATGAGGGGGGACCTTCGAGGTTGCTTAGTGGTAGGTATGTGGAGAAGCAGTGAAACTCTGCTTGTGTAATCTTTCTAATAACATTAATAGGAGGAACTATGTTAATAATAAAATTGACTGAAATAAGTAAGAATGGTATCGTTAAGACATGGCAACAAGTAATTAAAGATGGAACTATCAAGGATTTATCAGACCTAGATAGGATAGCTCTTAATGCAGAAGATGACTATACAGATGCTGAGGAGAGTTGGAGATAGTTATAACTAACAAGGAGGTAGCATGGCTACAACAAGAACAATAAGATGGTTAGCAGGTGGTGGGTTTGTTGATAAAGAAGTAACATCAGGAACCGTAGGACAATTAAGATCCGAACTTGAAATAGCAAGTGGATCAGATATAGCAGTAGATGGCACTAATGTGGCAGACACTCATGAACTTAGTGATGGTTCCGTAGTGGCAGCTGTACAGAATAATAAATCTGGAGGGTTGCTAGTTTAGTGTAATAGTAAAGGGGTGGTTAATTCTGCCCCTTTATAAACTTTAAAGGAGGATACAATGCAAAATATATTGTTTTTCAACCCAGATATTAAAGAGCTTGCAGAGAATCTTACTATTGGACCTCAAGCAGATATATTAGAGTTGATTGAAGATTTTAATAACAAATACATAGGTGATTCAGACTATTATCAAGCACCAGCAAAGAAACTTGGAATTACTAAGAAGTTTTATTGGAAACCAGGTGCATATGATACTATTAAAGCAGTAATTAATAGGTTACAATGTTTTAATATGAAGGCAAATGGGTTATGGAAGGTTGTTGATAGAGTTAGACATGATGGTGCTTGGAGAATGAGAGAATTATCTACAAAACTATCATCTATTGAGACTCAATTGTATGGATTTAGAAATGAAGGTATGGTTATGCAGGATAATACTGATGATGCAATAGAAGCTTGGAATCTATTAAAGAATCATCTTATAGAACAGTATAATAATTCTGGTAATTTCACTATATATGTAGAAGAGAGTGTAAATACTATTGGATGTACTGATTATTTGATAAACATTGTCTATAAATATCAGGATTTTAATATATCTTACAAACATTTTGAAAGCCCAAAAGAATTAGCTAGTATATTCTGTCCAGGAACAGCTGAAATTAGAGTAAAACTGTATTTAAGTAAGTTTATTAACTGTATTTTAAAGGCAAAAATGGATATTTCTAAGATAGCAAGATCTGATATATTTGATAAGAATAGAAATAGAAGAGGATCTTATACTATAGGTGGTCATTATCAAAATAAATTTAACTTAGAACATCCTTATATAGCAAGACAAAATGGATACAATAATCAAGGACCTATATTTAATGATGAATTTAAGTATATCTGTATGGGAAGTTTAACAGAGGAGATAAGATCATGTGTAGCAACTCTTGATTTTATATCATTACAAGTATTTATAGATAGATTAATGTTACACTATGATACTAGAACTGGTCCAATGAATAGTATTAATTATTCATATCATGGACAACCTAACTTTCTTGTAGGAAATAATGAATATTATGACATTATAAGTAGGTTTTCTTCAGATCATTGTAATTATAGATCAGCAATAGAAGATATGGAACCAGAATGGATAGAAAATGACTCATATTGTGGTAAATATTGTTCTATTAAGAGTACATGTACAGCTTATACAAGAAATACTAGAAGTATGACATCAGAAGAAAAAGAAAGATTAGCAATAGAACAAGCAACACTTAACGCAGCAAGGAGGGTATAACAATGGAAGTATGTATTAATAAGAAAGATTGGAATAAAATAATAAACTATGCTAGATGTTCTTCAGACAAATGGGGAACAGAGATAGGTGGTATGGCAGTAACTATTCAAGATGATGATGATGATTGGATTATTAAAGATCCAGTAATCATGAAGCAAGAAGTATCAGGTGGTTTATGTGAATTAGATAAAACAAAACTAGCTGAATACTATAGTAAAATGGCTATAAAATATAGTAAAAAGAATATGAGATTCTGTTGGTGGCATTCACACGCTAAGATGGCAGCTTTCTGGAGTGGAACCGATACAAATACTATAGATGAGTATGAAGATGGTGATTTAAGCTTTGCATTAGTAGTAAATGTTAAAGAAGAATACAAATGTAGAGTATCAGTATGGAAGCCATTTATAATACATGAAGATGTAGAATTAAATATTATAGATAAAACTAATGGATATAAAATACCTAAGAAGTTAGAAAGAGAAGTGGTAGAATTATGTACTAGACCTAAATCTAATTATATGACTACAACTTATAAAAATGGTATTGTTCATAATCCAAATCAAGCAAAGTTATGGGGAGAGGTATATAAAGAAGATGATAAAGATATGAAAATTTCAAAAGCCTGGGAGCAACTTATAGAATATATTGATGAAGTAAATTCATCCTTTATTGCTGGTGAATATGGCTATGAAGAATATGCATCAAAGATAGAAAAGGCTAACAAGAAACTAAAGAAAGCAGGTATTCCTCTTAGTGTAGATCTTGTAAGTAAGAACCACTTCGAACAACTTCTAAGTATCCATCCATGGGATTTAATAGAATGTGAAAATGGGTATGAACATTTAGATCCAAGTGATGCATTAGCAGATTATCATAGTTGGAATCAATCATTTCAAAAATGGAGGGTATAATGAGTATAGATGAAGAAGGAAGACCATTACCAGATGTTAATTCAAGTGAGGATTTAAAGAAAAAACTAGCATTTCTAGCAGAATGGGAGTTAAATATGGAGAAACTTGAAGAAGATATGCAAAGAATAGTAGATATGCACTGGAATCATGAAAAAACTCATTGGGAAGAGACCGGAAATGGAAAGGATCATGTGTTTAATGCATTTAATAACATTAAAAACTACCTAACTTGGAGGAAAGATGGAAAGAATAAGTAGACATAGTGATATTGTAAGTAATATGAATGACTATTTCTACCATATACTTGGTTGCGGGGCCATTGGTAGCTCTGCAGCCTTGCAATTGGCTAGAATGGGAGCAGAAAACTTTGCTTTATATGATGGAGATGTTGTTGAGCCCCAAAATATAGGTGTAAGTCAATATAATATAAGTGATATTGGTCTTGATAAAGTTGTATGTTTGTATCATCATATTATAAATATCACAGGAATCAAGGAAACAGTTGATATATTTAAAGGTCATTTTCCACGAGATCATTCCTGGCAACCTATGAGTGATAAAAATGATATAGTAATACTAGGATTTGATAGTATGGCATCAAGACTAGAAGCTGTAACATGGATTACTAATCATAAGATTAAACCATTTGCCATAATTGATGGTCGGATGGGTGCAGAACACTACCAGCAATACATATTGCCTAAACCAACATTAAAAGAATATCTTAAGAGTTGGTATCCAGATAGTGATTCTGATCCAGAACCATGCACAATGAAGGCAACAAGTTATTGTAGCAATATGAGTGGAAGTTTCATAGTAAATGCAGTTAGAAAACTTATAACTGATCAACCATATGATAAGAAATTCTCATTTAACTTTCCTACAATGATACTTATAAAATAAAAATTTAAAGAGACTGAATAAAGATAGAAGGCCCATGAACTTGGCAAGCAGCTAATCGTCGAAAGTCTAACCGCGGTAATTCGAGTAGGTTCAGTCTCTTTAATACTTGTAAAATAAAAATAATCATAGTAAATTATAACCCCATCTAGGGCAAACAAAATAAATAACACGGAGGATATATGAAATATCTAATGTTCGATTTCGAGCATGGTTCTCAGTCCATTGGATCTAAGGATCATATCGAAAAGACATTAGGCCTACCACTTTTAACACCAAGTACTTGGAATCAATTTCAAGATGTTATTGCTAGTTTATACAAGCAAGAAACTGTAGAAAATGATGTTAAATTGGGAAGCTTAACAGTAAAACAATCAGAAAACGTAGTAGTACCACGCAATGGAACTGTGATAGATGGTGTGATTTTGGACACATTTTCAGAACTATCTAAGAAGTATATGCGTACATTAACCGATAAACAAGGTAGAATGAAATTAAATGAATGGGGAAGACTAAAGAATAAATTAGACACTTGCCTTGAATTTGTTACAAGACTACCAGGTATAGTTGTATGTACTTGTCATGCTAAAACAAATACATTAGATGATGGAACTACTAAAATGATACCATATATAGATGGATCTACTAAAGAAGATATGTCTAAATGGTTTGATTTTGTATTCTACACAAAAACTACTGTAGATGCTACAACTCGTAAAAGAAGTTATCTTTGGGTAACTAAAAGAACAGAGAAGTATGATCATGCGAAGGATAGAACAGATTTATTACCAGATGAAATGGAACAAAATTTTCAATTAGTAATAGATGCTGCTGTTAAGAAGAACTTCGATGGAGTAAAGGTACTAATAGTAGGATCTCCAGGAAGTGGAAAAACTAGAAGCTTATTAACGTTAAATAAGGAGAATAGTAATGGCCAGAACAATGACAGTAAATAGAGGTGGTGGAGTTAGCTACAGTGAAGGTTGGCAAACTGCTACTATATCAAGAGCTGCTTATGGTGTATTCAATGAAGCAAAATATCTTGATGTGTGGTTTGAAAGCTTTCCTGATAACTTCAATGCCAGAATATATGCTAAAGTCAGCAATGGTGAAGAATGGGCTATAGGTCAAGTCTTTAGATTTGCTAATGCAGGCATAACAGGTGGGCTAGAAGGAACAGATGGTAAACTAGTTATTAAAATGGATGATAATCCAGCTCAACTAGCAGGCAAACAAGTTAATATCTATCTATATAAAGATGGTAAATATAGTAGAATACTTAAACAGTTTGTACCAGTTCCTTTTACTAATCCAGCAGAAACATTCACAGATAAGGATGTTGAATACTGGAAAAGTAGAGCTATCAAATACTTTGATGACTATATTAAACCAAAGTTAAGTGATGATGAAGGGGAAGCTGATTTTGTATCCTCCACACCAACTAAGGAGACGGAGACAGTAACACCCACTGGGGATGATGCTATACCGTTTTAATTAGTTAATGTGATAGGGGGTGCAATAGTAACCATTCAAGCGGGTATGGTGTGAGTGCCCCCTATAATAAAATAAGGAGAGGATATGATTAAAGAATTTGCGTTTGGAACATCTAATAGACATCATTTTCAAGATGCTAACTCCATAGGTAATTGGCAGGGTATAGATAATGATACATTCTGCTCTCTATATGATTACGATGACTATGTAAAAGAATTTTATGGTAAAAATAAGTCATTATCTGGGTTTGATGGGCTAATATATATGCCTGATGAGTTTCTATTAGATATAGATGGTAGTAGTACTTTTAAAGCAAGAGATAAATTATCTGATTTGCTTATACTATTAGATAAGATAAATGTTCCCACAAAAGTATATTTTAGTGGAACAGGATTCCATGTTGGTATACCAAGTAGTGCATTTAGATGGAAACCAAGTACAAATTTACATTTAAAAGTTAAAGATACACTAACTAAAGCTGGTATATTTGAACATGCTGATCCATCAGTAACAGATAAGACTAGAATTATTAGAATAGCCAATACTAGAAATAGTAAATCTGGCTTATATAAGGTAGAATTAAACAAAGAAGCTGTAGGAACAATGTTATCTGTAGATGATGAAGAATTCTCTGTAGCATTAGGTAAATTTGCTTCAAGACCACAAGATCTAAGCCCAATAGAACTTGAATGTGAACCAGTATTTGATGTTTTAGAAAGAACAAATAAGAAAAGTACACAAGTAGAAACTATTGAAAACTCTAATCAAGGCAGAACACCTGATCCAATCAACTATCCATGTATACAAAATATGTTAAATGGTACGGGATATGGTGAAAGACACATGACAGCTCTTCGTATAGCAGCTCATCTTAGATGGAGATACCCAGAAGATATAGTAAGAATGATCATGGAATACTGGAGACAGAGAGTATCTGTTGAAAAGGAGTTTAAGAAATCTGAAATGGATGGTCTTATTGAAGGAGTATATAGTGGCCATGGAGGACAGGGTTATAGGTATGGATGCAATGATCCTATAATGGATAAACATTGTGTTAATACATGTAAACTGTATAAATCTAAGAAGTCTCAAACTACTATGGATGCTGAGGCTATGGAAAAAGAGCTTATTGAATTCTATGTTAGAGACCATAAACCTATTAATATAGGTACATTATATGGTCAAGACTTTCCTATTTATCCAGGTGAAGTAGTGATTCTTCAGGCTCCTCCTGCAAGTATGAAGACAATGCTACTACAAAATTGGATGGTTGCATTAAAGAAACCTACATATTTTATAGAGATGGAAATGTCTCCAAGACAAATATGGTCTAGATTTGTTATGATAGAAAATAATTGGACTCATGAACAACTTATAGAACATTATAGTCAATTTAGAAATGGTATGGATGATAAATTTAAATGGTTAACTGTTGATTATTCTTGTCCATATCCATATGAACTAGAGAAACGTATAACAATGATGGCTGTCAAGCCAGAGCTTGTAATAGTGGATCATATGGGACTCTTTAGAAGTAAACAACGAGATAATAATATGAAGGTAGAAGAAGTATCTCAAGCTCTTATGGAGCTAGCAGTAAAGCACAACGTTGTGGTTTTTGCTGTAAGTGAGATAAGTAAGTCAGCTTTTAAAGAAGGTATGGATATATCATCATCTAGAGGATCGTTAATAAACTATTATCTTTAACGCCTTACAAGAATAAAGAGAATGGATTAATAGAGATGATACATATTAAAAGTGATAAGAATAGAGAAAGAGAATTTCTTAATGTAAGATTAAACGTAAACAACGTGAGGATAGAACAATGACACATGATGCAATGATAACATTAATTAATAAAATATTCTCTCAAGTTAAAGAAATACATACAGCTGGACAAAAAGAGTATGCTATGGATGAAGATAATGTATTTGCAAACTTTGAAAGAATATCGGAACAAACAGGACTTGATAAGAAGATGGTCCTATGGATATATCTTATGAAACACATAGATGGGATTGCTTCCCATATTAAAGGTCATAGGTCACAAAGAGAGGAAGTACAAGGTAGGTTGACTGATGCTATAGTATATTTATGTATACTATGGGGAATGATAGAAACAGAAGATAAATATCCAGGTAAATCTGAATATTACTTTCAAAGATTAGGAGATAAAAATGATTAGAAATACATCAAGACATGCTTATAGAAGGATTAATGCAGATGGTACATTAAGATCACAAAAAGATCTAATCTTTAGTGCTATTAATATGATACCATCTCATGATAGAAATTATGGTGTAACACTTAAGGAGTTAGCCAGACAAACAGGTATTGAAATAAATGCTGTAGCTGGTAGGGTTAATGAACTTAAAAAAGAAGAGTTTGTTGAGGAGTGTGCTAAGAGAAAGTGTCGGATAACTGGTCGTATTGTTACGCCAGTCACGGTTTCCTAGCAATGACACGATAAGAGAGTCAATAACTGGTCCTGTAAGTCCTACAAAGCCTCACGGGCAAGTCCCGTGGACGAGTTAGGCAAAGGAATATGTGAGGCTCTCTTATTGAAAGGAGAATTATGTCACCAAATCAAAGAAAAGCTAGAAGAAGAAAAAGATTAAAGCAACAGA